TTCTGGTACTGCTTTTCGAGCACTTCCGGGTCAGCATCGCCCAACAGCCCTGGTGTGTCCAGAATGCGCCGCACCTCCGCCGTGGAGCGTTCGAGTTCCTGGCGCTGCTCCACCCGCAAAAAGCTCTTCTGCGCCAGCGCGTCAACGGTCAGCTCTGCATCTGTGGCGTGGACAGTCATGTATGCTTCAATCCCTTCCGAAGTAGACGAAGTTTTCAGCCGTAACTCCGCATCTTCTTCATGCCAGTGTCTTGCCGCATCGCTCGCTTCGTCGTTGAAGGCGTCGTCGGCATCGACTTGGTATCGCCGCGCTTCCCACTCGGCGCGGCGGTGCCGCCTGCCGGCGTGTAATTCAGCGGCGCGTCGGGCAGCTTCTTCGAGCCGCCTTTCAAGTGCTTGAACTGTGGCATGTCGTATTGCATACGCATCGCATCACCCCCTATCCTACCTGCGCCCAATCAACCCAACGCCAGCCAAAGACCAGGAAGCTCCACCGGCCATATCCGCTCACCTTGAGCTGAAATGTCTCAAAGTCGATGACACTCTTGAAATCAGGCTTGGTGTGGTCAAACCACAGACAGTTTTCTTTCATCATCTTCTTGTCCACCAGGCCCCAATTGGTCGCCGAGGTCATGTACAACGGCACCTCAATGGCTGCCGAATTCTGCTCCGGGTTCATCGTCCGGCGCGCTTGGTCCGGGTCGCCCGGCGAGTACAGAATCTCCATACCGCGTTGCTCAAGCTCGATTGGCACAATCAGCGTGTCAGGAATGACGTTTGCAATGTACCCCTGGTCGTTGGAGAAGCGCCGCATGCGCTGCCGCTCGGCCCGAAACGCCGTGGGCGCCAGCTCAGCAGTCGTCAGGTTACTGAAGCCGGTTGCCGTCGAAACACCCGGCGTCCTAGTTGTGTGGCTGGTCGATGCAATCGGCACGCCTTCTGACCGAGAGTAAAAAAAGGTGTCGTTGGAGTTCATAAAGTTCCACAGCCGCGCCCCGTGCACCTGGCGAGTCACGATGGAAGCATCCACCATCTTGCGGTAGCGGTCGCCCCGCATAATGCCGGTCTGGTCGTCGTCCATGAGCCGCCTAGTCCAGCGCAGCGCCTGTGTAAACTCGATATGCGTCGCAACAGCGTTGTACTGCTCGTAGAGCTGCGTGTAGGTCAGGTTGCCGCCAAACGCCGTCCAGATCGGCAGCTCTCCAACCGAGCCGCGCCGCTCTTCAAAGGAATCCGACGTTTCCATGGTGAACCACATCGGCAACTGATCAACGGTCGAAGCGTACCGCTCGTCGTAGATCGCCCGATAGCGGCGGTCAAGCAACGTCTGAAAACTTGCTACATCCATCTCGGCCATGTACGATTCCTTTCATACTGTTTACGACATCTGGCAAAAAAGGCGCTGGCCAGATATAAGCTAACTTATGGACTGGTCGGGTTAAAATAGTGGTCGAGCGTGACAACATTGACCCAGGCTAGGTCGCGCTGCTCGTCGATAATCACATCGACCACACGCCACGGCCCGAGCGTTCCCGGCGCGGCCGTCATGGCCGCAATGATGCCGTTAGCCTGCGCAAAGTTGGTCGTCATCTGCATACCCGTGACCTCCCGAGAGTAGGGCACGCGAATGAACGTGTCGCCCACAGCAAGCTGGTTGACAAACCCCATGCCCACCGTTGTGCTCGTGTTGTTGACGTGGCCAGTGAGCTTCCGCAGAGCACCGGCATTGTTACCCGTGCGGCCTTTGAGCAACCCACCAATCATGCTAATGGTACCGACGGCAGTCTCGGTCACCAATCCAAACGGCGCTGCGTCGTCCAACGTGTCGTTTGACAGGATGTTTGCCGGCGTGGCCGTGGCCGGTTGCAGCACCGTACCCGCCACCGTCCCACCGGCAATCTGAAACTGATAAATGGCAAACGGGTTGATCTCAACCCGCACCAGGTTTTCAAGCCCGCCAGCCGGCACCTGCAACAGCCGACCCGGCTCGACCGTCGGCGACTCGACGGACGTTGCCGCGTCCTGTGCCACACCCATCATGTCCACGACATCGGTCAGCCCGCCAGAGCCCGTACCAACCGGATCAGCCACTTCGCCCCGGTTGGTGTTTGTCGGCTCGCGCACCAGCACTTGCCCGACCACCACCGCTGCCGAGACGAAGAAGTCCGCCAGGAATCCCTTTTCGCCAACCAGAGAACCTACAACATACGCCATGACTCGATCTCCTCGTTCACGCCGTCGCCTCGCGCTCGGACGCTATGTCACGGACACTACCAGCCAATGAAGTATCGACGGTCTCGATCAAACGCCGCCCGCTCGCGGGCCTTCACCTCGCGTACCGACCGCTGCGCCAGGGCAATCTCCCGATGATACGCACCGTCCACCGCGCAGTACATATTGGTCGGTGCGTGCACACGGCACCGATCACATGCCGTCCCGTCAGCATGGAAGCCTTTCACGAAGGCATAGTTGTATCGGCTGGTCCAGCGACGCGGCATGCCGAACTCACAGAAGCGGCACAGCACAAGGGTCTTGCGTAACTCGATCATGTCCTGCACAAAGGACGACCGCCCATTCGGGCGCTTCCACTTCGACAGTGGAAGCGCCCGAACAGCCGCGCCACCAAAGACCTTGAACGGTTCGCCGATTTTCATGCTTTTTTTTAGAACCTTATACTTTCGCCCGTGAACGCTCCGCCACTTTCGTGGCAGCAGTACGTTACCACCGCAAATCCGGCGCCGAGCCGAAGGCCCAATTTGGCGAGCCGCAGAAAGGGCAACCGGCATGCACGCCTATCTGCTTCTCCACCGTTCGGTCCACCACGCTCAACCCCTCCACCGGCGTGCCGGTCGGAATCTGGTACGTCGTTCCAGTTGTCGCAAGGCTGAACACCTCCTGCTCGGGCTCTTGCCACACTTCCGGGTCAATGCCAGCAAAACCGCACACAGTGCAGCGCCAGCGCCAGTCCACGCGCACTTCCCAGGAATTGTACCCCGCGTTCGCGTGTCGGCGCATATGTGGACGGCGGTACGCCATTTCACACTCCTGTGCGCATGCTCGCGCGGTATGCCGCCACGCGCTTGGCTTTTTCGGCGGGCGTGAGCCCGTCGTAGAGAAACTTTGCCGCTGCCTTCGGGTCAGCCGGAATCTCCGGCCAACCCTTGCGAATCTTGGGGTCGGCAAGCAGGCGGCGCTCGCCTTCGGTCAACAGCTCAATAGCCTCAATGGCGCGCTGCGGGGTTGTCGTAGCGCGTCCGCTTCCCCCCTGGACACTGCCCGTCGCCTGCGCCTGCTGCTCTTGCCGACGACCTTCCTGGGCTGCACCACGCAGCCGCATGTCGGCAGCCAGGCGGTCCACAATGCGCGCATCGACCATCTTCTGCCCGCCGTCCGGCCCGAGCATCGGCACTTCAAACTTCGGGTCGCGAGCGTACATAAGCTGCGTGGCCCCATCCGCCGCATAATTGTCGTATGCCTCGTACACCGCCCGTGACAATTCGCTCTGTGGATTTGCCAGGTCAGGGTGACGCGACCCGACAATATTCTGCGCACTACTACGCTTACCCAGCTCGACCAGCTCGTCTCGCACCAGCTTCTTGAAGTCGTCAGGCTGCATGACCGTCGCAGCTTGCGACGGCGTGAGCCGAGCAAATGCTTGCTCGACCACCGCCAGGTCGGCGTCGTCGCCGTTCAGCCACTTCTCCAGCGCCGACTTGAGCTGTCCTGGTGTGTATGTCGGATCAGCTAATGCCGACGCGGAACCCTGGGACGCTTCAAGCCGCCCCTCCAGGCGGGCCAGACGTTCCGTGAGAGCCTGCCGCTCGTCAAGATTGCGGCGTGACTGACTTTCCCAGCCATTCCGCTCGCGCAAATACTGGGCGTTCCGCTGCTCCAACTCGGTAATACGCTGTTTGAGCGTGGCGACATCCTCCGTAGCGCCAGAGGGCGTTGGAGCGGGCGACCGGATTCGAACCGGCGACGTCCACCTTGGGAACTCCTCTGGAAAGCCCGGACAGGGGTTTCATACGCAGCATGGCATGGTGCA